TCAAACCTTCATTAATGAAATTACAGATAAAGTACCATCATCTATTTTCCTAGCACTTCTTACCTTGTATTTGACATTACTGACTTCTATTTGAGTGTCATATGCTAACGAACCAAGGTCAGTTGTTTTAACTGTTAACTGATAATCAGTAGTCAATACACGATCATCAGCAACAATCTCATCAGGCTGCTCTAAAATTCCTTTATAAGTTGCATTGTCATAGAATACACTCTCTGAAAAATCTCCAAAGAAAGTATCTATATCCTCTTTAAAAGCCATGAGAAAAAAAAAGCCCTCGGTTGAGGGCTACTTATTTAGCCGTACTTTTTAAGACCAACTAAGTTGATACTAAAAGTAAAGGTTGGAGATGATCCACCGATTGTCTGAACAATCTTAATGTAACGCTTACACTCATCTTTGTTGATTGCAAGTGTTTGCATTGATGCAGATCCAGTTACTTGTGTAAAAGTAGCACCAGATAAATCTGTGTATGTACCACTTGAAGCATCTGACTCAGTTATTTTTATATCTAATGTTGGGCTAGAACCGCCACCAGCAGCACTATCCAAAATTAGCATTACATCTCCATCATATTCGAGAAGATCTATTGCACTTGATGTAGCTGTGCTTGTTACAGCAGCAGTAGCAACACCAGCAACAACAGTTAGTTTTTCTAGGTTCTGTTGAATAACAGACATTTTAAGATTCCTCCTGTTTAGAAATGAACTCTTCTAATTTTGCAATTAGATCAGTTTTATTTTTTCTTCTATCGAGTTCTATTCCAAGCTTGCGACCATAAGTTTCGATTTGTGATTTTGTCATTTGAGAAAAATCAACTTCGTCACTATCGGTAGGCTCTGACTCGATAACTGGTTCTGTACTGGCAATAGGAGCTTCACAAACCTCAACAGCTAATTCAGCTTTCTCTACTGCTATCAAATAACTACCAGTTTGCTCTTCAACATCAACGATAGTGCCGACACTCGTAGGAGTGCCAGCTATCATTGTTGCTCTTAGCAATTTAACCTTCATATTATGTTCCGAAGGAGAACGCAGTTGGTTGCTTAACAGCAAAGTCAACATCCTGTAATGCAATGATTCTTACACTACCGCTTGTTGCGTTTGCGTATGGATCTACTGTTAGATCTAAGCCTGACCACATACCAATTACAAACTGTGAGAAGTCTCCAAAGAGTACATCGTTATTTGCAAGTTGGTTAGAAACAATAGCTGGATAGCCATTTATTTCATTGTTCTCAAAAACGAACTGACCTGTGTTTGTAGCCTTTTCTGTTGACTTCAAAGCACCTCTAGCGGAAGCATTGATTAGGTAGTACATATTAGCTACATCAGCGTTTGCTGCTGCAACGTCTGTTTCAAGTGCTATATATTCGGCAAATGTTCCGAATGTAGTAATTGTTGATGTACCTACACCAGTTGTATCTTTGATTCCAAGTGGCTCGTTAGAACTACCAGAACCATAGATAGCTGCGTTATCAAGTTTTGTAGCAATTACTTTTGCAATATCATCTCTGATCATTGCTTCAACATCAATAGAAGACTGAAGAAGTAATCTTCTAGAGTAGTCAACAAATGCACCAATTGTCTTAGGTGTCATGTTCACTTGGTCAAAAGCTTGCTGACTTTCTGTTGGCGCACCAGACTCACCTACAAAATACGCAGTTGATGTAGATGTCATTCTTGGGATAGACACGTTACCAGACAATCCTGTAAGCATTGTTGGGTTTGTTGCCATCACAGCCATTCTCTTTCTGAGAATATCAATAAATGAACCTGCAAGAAGTTCTGTTGGAACTAAGTTACCACCAGCTGTTGCAGTACCTACATTCAAGTCTCTTTTTAAGACTTCGTTAGGAACTAAAATTCCGTTTGCAGGTTTCTCATATTTTTTAGAAGCTGCATCAGATACTTCTCTCTCGAAAGCTGCTGCTTCTTGTGCAGCACGATCTGTTGGGTTTGCTAAAGCATTTAATGCTCTCAAGAAAGAGAACTGCTTAATTTCTTTTTGGTCTAAGCCAACTTCGTTTGTTGTCATGTCAGTAGAACGAATGGGTGTATTTCTAACCTCTGCCTTGTTTTTAACAAGGTCGAGGATTGCTGCTTTTGCTTCTTCGGGTGTTTTATTACCCTTTATAAGGGAATCAGCAAGCTCTTCTGCTCCATACTTTCCAAATTCACGACATATCGAAGTGATTGATGCTGTACGAGCATTGTTTTCGTCAATAGCACGTTGTATTTCGGCTTTGACATCGATTTCAACGGCTGTTGCCGTATCAACCGCAGTTTCTTTAGTTGATTCTTCCATGTTACGGACTGTTGTTGATGCGGGTTCAACCGCAGAATTAATCTCCTCTACAGGAGATTCTTGTTCCATACTAATACTATTACCTTGAGAGGGTTCTATCAAACTTCTTCCAAAACCAATAGTTGGATCAGCTGGAACTGTAACAACTGATAGTTCGTGTACTGACCAGTTGGTCGCTCTCATTCCATCTTCTGCTTCTTCCATATCATTAATCTGGTATCCAAAGCTTATACCTCTTAGAATGCCATCCTTGACATCTTCTAAAACCTCAGATGCAAACTTGTTGCGAGAGAAACGAATCTTTGCATAACCACGCTTATCATCGGGATTTATGTAAGCACGTTCAACAACACCTATTGGTTTGTTCATGTCATGATTAAACAATACCGCTCCACCATCGTTTAATCTTGATAAATCTGCTGCTCCCTCATCATGGCTGAGTACTTCATTTCCGAAATATCTCTTAACAGCAAACTCGGATGAAAATGGAAACTCAAATGTGCGTGATTTCACATTTTTAAAGTCCGTAACCTCCTTACGCTCGAACTTATCTCCAACCTCAATCGATCTAATGTCCGCAATTTTTGTAAGTGTCGAAAATTTGTGACCTACCTTTCTATCGGTAGCCTCTCCATTTCTATACAACGTAATTAATGCAGCTGGATCGTCTGCTGTTCCTGTAATTGTAAAGGAACTGTCTGGAACATCTATTGATCCATCTCTAACGATGCGATCAATTTTTCCTCTAGCTCGACCTCCACTAGAATTCCAAGATACAAAATCTCCGACTTTTAATGCATCGGGTTCTGCTCTTTTTTCAACTGTTGTTGATTCAGCCATAGTTTTTTCGTTAGTAGCAGATTCAAACTTAATAGGATTAAATTCGTTTCTCTCAAGCCATGATCTGGCTTCAGAGGCAGAATACTCGGTTAGTCTGAACCTAATAGATTGAAGTTCAGCACCTTCCTCATTATCCTTTATACCAAATATAAAGTCTATGCCTTGTGAGGCATAGTCGTTAGACCGCCTAAATGTATCATATTGTTCTGAATTTGTAATAGTTGCTGCGTGTTCATTTGGATATGGGCGAGCTAAATCTATAATTTCTCCTCTTTCTCTCGCTTTTTTGATTGCAGCAGCTTTACCTCGACTCCAACTGAAACCTGCGTCCCCTCCCCAAGCAGCCCATGCAACTCTACCTTTTGATGGATATCCTTTTTCTCCAGGGCTAAAACCTTCTGCTTTTTTATCAACCTCATGTCTGCTGAAAAAACTAAACATCCTTACCACAACATCAGGAGATAGTTCTGAGCCACTAATAATTTGTGTAGCTCTTACCGCAGCAACTTGAGTACCACCTGCTTTACCTTCTTTTTTCCATGCTTTATATCTTTTCGCCTCACTAACCATGCCATCTGTTGGTTTGAGATTAATTTCAGTTCCACTTACGTTTGCCATAATTACTCAGCCTTTTTGCGTGTTTTCTTAGATCTACTAGGTGGTGCAGGGATATTTATATTCCCTTCAGACCCAATCTCTACTTCTAAGTCTAGATCTTTATCTAATGTAACTCCTAAACTATCAGCGACATCTTGTTCTCTTGCAATCTCAGAAACAATATCGTCATAATCGCCACCATTTGTCTGTGCAATAACTTGTGACTTACTCATGTAACCTGCCTGTTCTGCTTCACGCATCGCCTTTATTTCCTTTAACGGATCAACGTAATGTTGAGCTGGAGGTGTCCATCTTGGTTTGCAATATCTCTTAGAGTTCGCAGCATAATCTCCAAAATCTAATTCCCCTGCTAAAACTGCAAGACCTAACCACTCTTTGAATACTCTGTAATGCAAGTTATCTATAAGATACTTTTGACAGAACTTCCAATGCTCCCTGTCTTCTAACAAACTAAGTCTTGAACTTGAATAGTTAGTTTCAGAAAAATCTTTACTAATTGTCTCAAAACTACAACCTATACCTGTAGCAAAACGCCTAATTTTGTTTTTTACAAACATCTCATACTGCTGTGAAGGATAATCAATATCTGGTACTGTTACTTTTTCATTTGGCATAAGATATCTAAATGTGCCAGGCTCAAATGATTGGATTCTCTGACTATTTTCTACATCATCTCCAATCAACTCTCCTTGGTCATTTTGTATAAATCCCATAATACTTGCACCAGCTCTTGCCCTTATAACAGCAGCTTCTTCATAGCCTTGTAATTGATGCATATCTGCCATCACACTATGAAACCAAGGCACACCTCTGTTTTGGCCTGGTCTTTCTGGTAGATATAAATGAATAATATCTTCAGCAGGTACGAAAACGTGTAGTTTTCTATTTGCTGAGTAGTCAAGATAATATGCATCTCCAGGATGTTTGTTTAAAATTGCATATCTGACAGGACGACCATATTCATTAACTTCAACACCATTTCTCCATTCGTTATTTTTATTAAGCAATTTGTCATCATATTCTTCATCTAACAAATCACTTTCGATCATTTGCAATGCAATTGGTACTTTGCTATCTCCAAATGGTTGCCTGATAATTCTAAATATTGCTTCACCAGATTCACATAATGCACCTGCTGCTAACCATTCAAATTGATGAAAGGAATACTTCCCTGCACAATCACAACTATCTGCTTGTGACCATTCTGCCCACTTTTCTTCTATCAAATTATTTACTCTTTGATCTCTTTTGCCACCCCTTTGCTGTGTAACAAGAGATTGAAACTTCATACCTGTACCAACAATATTTATTTGTGTTGTACGCTTTGCTTGTCTAGCATAAGGATTGTTTCTTACAAGTTCTCTTGATCTATCTCTTAGCTTACGCAAACTATTTCTTATTTCAGCATCGGCACTCAGCTGGCTGCTCATCCAATCGGAAGTAAGTCTAGAAACTAATGCTCCTTGATATGCTCGTTGGAGACTTCTTAATTGTTTTGCATTTTGTCCAAAGCCTAAAACTCTGATAACTGCATTTGCAATGTTAGTTCTGATACCCATTAGATACTACCTTGAAATCTTACGAAAGTTTGTCTTGGGTTACCAAGACCATTAGCAATCATCTCTGCTTGTTTCTCTCTAACTAATTCTGCCTTATATCTACTTTCTAATGCCAACAATTCAGATAGTTCGTATTTTTTTGCTGATCTAGTTCCAATTTTGTATTCTTGTACTCCACCACCACTAATAATATTTCTAATAGCTATTTGTACTGTTTCTAAATCTTTTTGTAGTTGACTTCTTCCGTCATATCCTTGTGGTGTTCCAGAATAAGATAACGCTTCTAAAACTTTAAAACTTCCTGTATAAAGAGTTTGTTTTTCTGCTCCAGATTTATTTGCAACCGCTTGATAATACCAATCACCTGCTGAAAAAGCTTCAGTAACATTACTAGCAATCTCAAACTTAAAACCATCGTTATAAGCAGAACTATTAATAGTTGCTCCTAATGGCCCTAGATTTGTTCTTAAATAATATACAACCGACCAATCTGGACTGCTGATACTGTTTCCGTAGAAGTCTTGACTCGCTGGAATGTTCCATTGAATAAAATCCCCTGCTCTAATAGTTTGTGGAAAAGTCATTTTTTTACCAATTAGCGACAAAATTCGACTTTTTAGTCGATTTAGTACGATTTAATGATAGCTTACTATCCTTTTGAGGCTCTTTAGGATTTAACCTTTTTTCAAGTTGATCGAAAATTGTACGTCTGTCATATTTTTGTAACAATCTTTGCCAAGCAGCATATGCGTATACCATTTCATCAAGAGCTTCATTTCTTGCATCACTTTTTTTAACCCACACTCTTTCTTGATAGCCATGCTTATATCTAAGAACTTGTCGCTCTGCGGTTAATTCTTCAAAATAATCATGCGTGATTGTTGGGTAGAAATGAATATATCCTTCTCCAGGCTCTGCATCTTTTAATCTATTGTGAAGTGTTGACTTTATAACATCTACTCCTACAGGAAATAATTGAACTCCTCTTTTTAATGCTTTACCAGAAAAATTAATATCTACCTTACTAGGTCTTCCTAATGGTGGTTTTCCTTTCTGACCCATACCTTTTATTCCTATCAATCCTAACTGCCCTCTTTCTCTTACATATTGATAAACTTCTTGGGTGAAGTGACCACCTGTATCTATAGCTGCGCTATCAATTTTCATCTTCTGTCCATTTGCATTCGTATATTCACTAGTCAATACCTCATCCATCTGTTTCCATAAATCTGCTCTAGCTGGCGAACCATATATTACTTTTCTATCTACTAAATACATTTCCTCATTACGTCCTATACCCCAAAGGCTCATAGAAAGTCTGTCATCTTGTACGTCACATCCGAGACACAAAGTGAGAACACCTTCTGGTGGTATGCCTTGATCATATGTTTCTAACCCTGCTCTTTCCATTAATCCATCTGCACCTACCTTACTTGCTGCCGATTCTTCCCATACTTCGCCAAGAATAGTATTAATCCATGTTTTTAACTGCTCTGGATCATTTTTACTCTGCAAAAATTCCTCGACAAGATTAGACCAGCTTGCATTAGGAGAATAAGAATATGCTGCCCATATATGAAAACCAACGTGTTTAGGATTCCCTGGAGCAGTTGCCCTCCACTCTCCTCTCTCTACCATCCATCTTTTTTTGCTATGAGGAATAAGACATCCACAACTTTCACAAGCATAGGCAACTGTATCTGGATCGTTATCTCGCCATTTCATGTTTGACCATCTTAGATATTGCATATGACCACATTCTGGACAAGGCACATAATATCGCTGTTGATTGGTTTGCTCAAACAATCTCTCAATACGACTGAAATCTTTTATTGTTGGTGTTGATCCAGCTACTATCTTTCTGTTCCAATAATATTCTGTTCTTCTGATACCAAGTTTTATCTGATCTCCTTCTGTACCTGCTGATGCTGGATAACCATCAACCTCATCAAACAATACAACCCTTCTAGATACCCTTCTAAATCCACGAGCAGAATTAGCACCGACTAAAGATAATGTTCCTCCAGGGAAATTTTTCTGCAACAATGTATTGTTTCCATCTTTCGATTTAGGATCACTTACCAATCCATGTAGACATGGAGTGTCTCTTAACATGGGCTGAATTTCCTCTTTAGAGTAAGACTGACAATCATCTAGAGTTGGCTGACATACCATGATAGGACAGGGATCTTGGTGTATATGATATGCAATCAAATGGTTCAAGATTTTAGAATATCCGACTCTGGCACTCTTCATTAGAGTTACTTGTTCTACATTTGGGTCAGTAATCGCATCCATGATGCCTTTTTGGTATGGAAGCGTTCTCCATCGACCACCTTCTGCTGAACTTTCTGCTGATAAATAAGCGTAATTATCCGCCCATTGGCTCAAACTAAGCTTTTTAGGCGGTTTAAAGGACAAATAAGCCTTTTTTTCGAGTTTTAAGAGGTTATTCATGCTGCTGATAGTTCTTCTAGTGCTTCACGAACAATATCATCCAAACAAGCAACCGCGTTGGTGTCTAAGTCAGGTATTCTTTGTTTTGCTTTAGCTGGAATACCTAATAACTTGTTTCTTGCGTTTGTAATAATATTGCACCATTTATTTTCTACTTCATCCATAGCTACTAACTCATTTTCTTTTACTTTTCGATCCAGCTCTAATAATTCTGCTTTCAAATGCTCTGTTCTTGCTTTACTTTCTTCATATTCTGGTATTGATTCATCTGTTTTACT